TCGCATCGAAAGACGCTGCAGATGCTCCTGCAAACACAAAACGATACGCAACACCTGCTTCTGGAGTAGGCAGTGTGTATGTGTTGTCTTGGCTCGGTGCAGGCACCAAGTTAACACGACCCGCATTTGTCGCAGCAGCAATGGTGACATCGCCATCGCTCACAGAAACTGGAGCAACCTGAAGACCTGATGCGTCAAGTGTGAATGAAGTTGTGAAAGCTCCGGTTGTTGTGTTCTTTGAAACAACCTCAAAGCCGTTTTGTGAGCGCACTGCACCCGTGAAAGTAGTTGTCGCCATGTCAATCTCCTGTCGTGGCTAGTGTCGAATACGGGATGTATTCGTCAGAAGTTGATTAGAGTATACATATAAAAAAGAAGGGCGCATAGCGCCCCAATGGAGTAAGTAACCTAAATGTTAAGAGGGAATCTCAACGGTCTTATGTAATCACAATAAAAAAGGGGGCGCAAGGCCCCCTTTCCAGTAGTTTAAAAACTACTTATGCACCGGGCGAACCGAATACAGCGCGTGGATCCGAGAATCCGAAGCTGTAACGCTCACGCGCCTTGAAGCGCATATTGCCTGTGTCGAAGTCGGCTTCCATGTTTGTAGACAATGGAGTCCGCTCGAAGTGGACGAATCCACGAGGCGCGTCAGTCAAGAGGAAGAACGCATCTGGATCTGTCAGGAAGTCGTTGACAGCGTAGCCGTCAGGCAACATACCCATAGAACGCAATGCGTTAACATCATTGTCTGCTGTTCCAACACGGAGGTTAGAAACCATCAGACGCTCTGCAACGAACTGAAGCTGACGTGGAATGATCAACTTAGTGCCGCGCAATGCAACCTTCAAACCACGCTCATCGACGAATCCAGCGATGCTGATCAATGCGTCTTCGAGAGAAGTTTCGTTAAGGTCCGCAGGAGTTCCAGGCTCGTTAGAGAACGTGCCGCCATTTGTCAGTGGGTGGTCAGTCGCACAAAGCGCCTTACCGTCACCACCAGCAGTGGCTCCGCCAGTGAACGCATTGTTCAATACAGCGGCTGCTTTAACCTGCTTTGTGTGAGCCATTGAACGGGCAAGAGCACGAGTGTAACGAGATGACAGACGATCATACAGATTGTCTTCAACCGCTTCTTCAGTGATCGAGAATGCCAGAGCAATAGTCTCGTGGTTGTAACGTGCTGTGTAAGCTTCTTGTGCATCGTCAAAGCTGACGGCAGAGCCTTCAGACTTAGTCGGTGCAGAGCCGAAGCCAGACAACATTACTTCTTCTTCAAACGCACGGTCAGAAGATTCAGTAGTGAAGATCTCAGCGTGTTGGTTTTCGTACCGGTTGTACTCCATGCCGAAGAGGGCATTGAGTCCCGGCTCCAGTTCTTTCGCTAGTTGAGCGCGAGAAATAGCCATTGTCTAAGCCCCCTTATACGCCAGTTGTACTAACAGTACCCTGAACGATAGAACCGTTCGGAGCATTGAAGTGGTTGTTAATACGGACGATCAATGGAATACCAGCTGCAGTGAAATCACTGTTTTCTGGGTCATCCATAACACCAACAATACGGAGCGGGAATGCCGCAGTAGTGTTGATAGTGTTTAAATCTGCAGAAGCAGATGATAAACCGCTTGTGTCGTCCCCTGAGTTGCCGTTTGCCAACTGAATGTTAGCGAAGACCGCTGCGCGAACTTCTGCTTCAGTGTCAGCACCTGCCACTACGTTAGACGTAGCGATAGTAAACAGCTGGTTGGGGTTGTCGTATACGAAAGCTTTGACGGGGAAATTTGAATCCGCGCCAGCACCCGGCCATGAGTTTGAGAAAACTGTTTCACCAGTGGTTGAGCTTACATATTCACATCCGTTAAACACGCCCAAGATTGATACGGTACCGCCCGTCGCTGCTTGAAGGTCGTCAATGACGCCGTCAGCTGTAGGGATAACTGCCATACCCTTGTAAATCTTGTTAGTGTTGTCCGAAGCAATACGATACTCAGTCACACCAGTGGAGTTTGTTGCTGAACCCAGCACGCCATACGGACGTAGTCCGAATGCTCCATTAATGTTAGCCATGAGTCTTTACCTCTTTAAAAACTATCAATTGTCGCTTTTGCGACCACCAAAACTAACCCGACTCTGCCTGTCGCTATGCATCGGCATCGAAGGGTGTTGTTCTTTCATCATGTCTTGGTCAACAGCAGTCATTTGCTCGCGGGTCCGGATCCCGTAATACTCGGATCTTTCTTGTGCTGTTTCCGCAGGAATTCGGCAAAGCATTAAGCCTCCCTGACCTATTACTCCTGCGTGTTTACCCTCGTCAATGACGGGGTACTCGTAGTTCGGATACTCTTCCGCTCGGACCGGTTCCCATCCCTCACGCAAGCGTGTATGGACGTTCATCGTGTCCTCTTCGTTACGGATCGAAGTCCGAATCCAACGATGTACAAAGCCCTCTGGGGCTGGTGGTGCTTCCAACCGGCTTGGTGGAGCCCACGGTTTTCTGCGTTCTTCAGTAGAACGTGACTTTGTTGCGCGTGGTGCGCGAGTATTTGTATCGGTCATATCAATTCTCCTCAGTCTTTAACGTATTTCGCATACTCTTCAAGCGGAACGCCAAGCTTGTTGGCGATAGCCACCTGAGATGGACTGAGCTTGACCTTTCTGCGCCCCGGTTTAGAACGGGAAGCTGAAGTATCAGCGGAGGCGACCTGACTACTTCTTCCCTGTTTTTGATCGCCGAATCTGTTCGGAAACTCCTTACGGATTCTTTGATCAATCTCATTGTAATACTCGTCTGACGTGGGATCAAATCCCTCTTCTTCAACGAGTTTACGATGTATACCAAACGCGGCATAAGTCATGACTTCGTCCTGACCAAACCACTCATTCTTTTCAGCCCAGCCCTTGGCCTTTGGATCAGGCTCTTGTGCTTGTTGTGGCTGCTGAACTTGCTGCTGGTAGCCCTGCTGTTCTGGCTGTTGCTGAACCTGCACGCGCTGTGCACTTTGTTCCTGGCGCTCTTTCGCCATGCGATAACGCTCTTGCTCAATCGCAATTTGATTTAACTGCTTTTGCGCCTCGAACATCGCATCAACATCACCGCGATCATGCGCATCACGATACGCATTCTTTGCTGTCGCTTCTTGTGATTGCAGGCGGCTGCCATACTCGTTCAGGTAACCTGTGTCCAGGTTCTGCATGCGAGACTTCAACTTTTCGTTTTCATCCCTGAGTTGCTGGGCGAATCGAACGGCTTCTTGTCGATCTCGTTCTTCTTGCCGATACTTCTCGGTAAGCTTCTTGATTCGCTTCTGGACATTCTTGCTGTAGTTTTCGAGTTCATCTCCTGATTCGGCGGGAGCTTCTTCAGTTCGTCCTGAATTTTGTTCAGGCGCTTCTGCACTCGCCTCTTGAGGAGCAGAGTCTTTACCGGACTCCTCCTGCTCAGGAAGATCAATCTCGATCTCTTCCATATCGTTCTTTGCTTCTTCAGACATTCATCACATCCCCGGGTTCTAAAATAGTTGCAATCACTTCATCATCATTGATGATTCGGATCTCTCCACCATCAATCTTGAATCGCGAACCAGCGTAACGGCCAATACATACCCATTCGCCTTCACTACACCAAGGCTCACAGTTTTCGCCAAACTTGTTTGGATCTTTGTAAGCAAGCGGCCCAACCTTGAGCACATACGCAACAACCGTTGCGACAGACTCACGCTGAACAACTTCATCCGGCAGGATGATTCCGCCATCGGTTTTCTTTTTGCCCTGAAACGGCATAACAAGAATCCGCCAACCAGTCGGTTGAGGCAGTCTTTCTTTCAAAGATTTGCTTAAAAGGGATGGATCAAGAACGCGCTTGTTTTCAGGAATGTAAGCTTCTTCAACAGAAGGCTCATCATTCTTAGGCGTCTCAACTTCTTCTGCCGCTAGACTAGCGGCTACGTGCTCCGGCACCAGTAAGGAGGTCTTCGACATCGTCTTCATTTTTCTCCAGCAGGGACTTTATTTCTGCAATGGCAAAAGAGACGCCCTGAAGCTCTCCTACCATCCCGCGGTACTGCTCATAATCTTGAGCGGCACCGTACGCCAATTGATCGCGTAAATCATTTTCACGCTCACGAAGCACTTTATACAATGCTTGTGAGAATTGCACAATATCCATTATAAAATATCATGTTCCGAGCCGTCGTCAGCGTCCGTAATAGGACCGCCCTCCGCCCAGCTGTCACACGTATGCTCCGCGTTGCACATGAACTTATACATTTGACAATAACCTAGATTCGGGTTGTTGCCCATGCACTCCATCATGTCGTGAGTTTGATTAAAAGCCGCGCAGTTACCGCACACTTCCGTCAAGCGAAAGCTCGTGCTTCCTTCCATGTCACGGTAATTGGCTTCTTCGACAGCTTCTTGTTTATTTTCTTCGTTGACTTCTGGATCTTGCGTTGCGACAGGGCAAGTCATGCCCTCGTCGTTTTCTTCCATTTTGTCAACTTCCATCCCGCCAAGGGAGATCACAAGATTGATCATTAGAAAGTACCTTTAAAACCTTTGCCAGAGCTTTGAACGTTTTTGCATCC